AGGTAAACATCTTGGGCGCCATAAGCAACGAGCTGCATTAAACCACCGCCTGTCATTTTCTATACCCTAGATTTAGAAAAAAATTTTGACAAAACGCAGTTTTTTGCGCCGGGAAGAAAAGTTTTTACCTAAACAAAAATATACATACAAGAACATGATAAAACGAGGTCCTACGTATGACCCATCATTTAGAATAAAATCTAACAAGTTAGGTTTAAGTGAATCAAAAACTACGTTAGATACATTACATCAAAATCAACTTTTACAAATGAATGAAAATGAAAATGATTTAGAAAAATTAGTTGAAGAAAAAGTAGAACTAGAAAAGAAACTAAAAAATGCTGAAACTCCTTCAAACTTTTTATCTGAGATTGAATATGAACAAATTCAAAATAGAATAAAGATGTTATCAAATGAAATTGAAATTAGAAGGAATAAAAACGAATATTTAGATTATTTTTTAGATACTGGAGATATTTTATATAGTTATTATGATATTCAAGAAAAAATTCAAGAAGGAACTTTGCCAAAAAAACAAAATGCCAGAAAAAAACTTGGTGCCATTTTTGATATTCTAGAAATGGCTTCCAAAGAAGATCGAACATCATTACAAGAAAATGAATTACCTCTAGAAAATAAAGACAATACAATAGTATCAAGAGATAAATTACTAGATGATTATATGAAAAAGATACATCCTGATTCTGTTCGTGGTATTAAAAATATAGCAGATGATACTTATGGTGATTGCCCAGCATGTGAAAAGGAAATGTTTTTTTCAGCAAATGAAGCAGTTTTCACTTGCGTAAATTGTGGATATCAAGAATTTGTACTTATTGATTCCGATAAACCTTCTTATAAAGACCCGCCACGTGAAGTATCCTATTATGCTTATAAACGTATTAACCATTTTAACGAATGGCTAGCCCAATTTCAAGCAAAAGAATCTACTGAAATTCCTCCAGAAGTATTTGATATGATTTTACTCGAACTTAAGAAAGAAAGAATTCTTGATACTAAAAATATTAAGCAAACAAAAGTAAGAGAAATTCTAAAAAAGTTAAAACAAAATAAATACTATGAGCATGTTCCACATATTATTAACAGATTAAACGGCCAAAACGCACCTATTATGAATCGTGAAGTCGAAGAGAAGTTGCGTTATATGTTCAAGGAAATACAACCTAGTTTTGTAAAACACTGTCCAGCTGGCAGAAATAATTTTTTATCATATTCATATGTATTATATAAATTCTGCGAATTGTTAGAATTGGATGAGTATTTATCTTGTTTTCCTTTATTGAAGAATCGTGATAAACTATACGTACAAGATAAGATTTGGGAATTGATATGTAATGATTTGAGATGGCAGTACATTAAGTCGATTTAAGACCTACGGATAATATAGGTAAATGATAAAACTTACAAAAAAAATTATGAATATCATAAAATATCTAGGAGTAATATTAATATTAATATTATTTTCTTATTTTATATATATTACTACTTATAGTCCCTTATATAGTTATAATTTAAATGGTAATATTGATTTAACTGATATTAGTGTTATTAATACAACCCTTACAAAAAAAGATGCTTATTTAATTAATCTTGATTCTAGAAAAGATAGATTGGAAATTGTTACAAATCATTTTAAGAATCATTTAAATTTAATAAGAACTTCAGCAGTTTATATTACAGATGATATTAAAAATAAAAAGTATCCAAATACAAAACTAACAAATGGACAAATTGGATGCGGGTTATCACATATAAATATTGTTAAATATGCTTTAAAAACTAATTTGCCTACTGTATTAATTTTAGAAGATGATTGCAAACCAACTGAATATTTTTCGAATTGGTTTCCAATTAAAAATTGGTTAGATTCTAATTTAGATAAATGGGATGTTTTTATTGGAGGTAATTGTAAGTATTATTGGCATAGTAATACTAAAAAAGATACAATTAAACCTATATGTTCTTTAAATAATGACATAAAACTATATTATACAAAAATTATGTGTTTCCAGTTTTTATATATAAATTCACGAGCTTATAATAAATTTATAAAATGGGGTGGAAATAATATAGATAAACATGGAAGTGATGATGGAATTGATAATTGGCCTGATAAATTAAATATGCTTACTATTTCATGTACGCCATTTATTGCCATTCAAGAAATTGGTGAAAGTGATATTAAAGGTGCTTCGACGGGACCTGGTACATTTGAGTACACAGAAAAAATGATATCAAGTGTTGAAAATAATGAAAAATGTTATTCTTCACTAGGCACATGAGAAGCGTTTAATTGAACTAATGTACCTGGTGATCTTTAGGAATTATAAAAATACTTATCACTAATAATACAATTATTAAAAGAAGAGTATTTAATAGCTTTTTGTTCATCTAACTAGCAGTCCTTTTTATAGCTTGCCACCAGGGAACCCAACTAGGTTAGCACCAATACCGAAGCCAGCACCTTGGCGAGCAGTGAAAGCGATGGAAGGTGACACTAAATCGAGTAAGGCAAACACAACGGCTGCGGTTACACCAAGAGCAGCAACATCCATCAGGTCAAGAGACTTCTTGGGAATAAAGATGGCGACGGCAGCAATGGCGAGACCCTCAACTAAATACTTAATCACGCGATTTACAACTTCAGTAGCCATTGTCATTTCTACTATTGCTTAAAGATTTTCTATTTTCTAAAAGTATATGAGTTCATCGGATGAAAGAGAAGATTATCTTACAGTAGATCCTGAGATACCGGGACAGAAGTGGTGCCTCCTAAGTTTTATCTCACCGGAAAACGTTTTAAAGAATAAGGACACCTTTTTCTTTGAGCAGTTTCTTAGCAATTTTGAGGTGAATGTAAAGACAAAACTAATTGAGCAGTTTCTAGCGAAAACCACACAAAGTGTAAATGATGCTCTTGAAACACATGCCGTTGAGTTTGAGAAACAAGATTTGAGTGGAGTTGCCATTAGTTGCCGGAATGCAAAGATTCGTGTAGATGATGTTTTGGGTTCTCTACAGGAGTTTGTAAAGAAGAATGTAAGTGAACTAAAATCTGATAATATCAAGGAGAAGTATGATGATTTTATGTATGTTAATAAACAACGTCTAGAGGATGACTTTTATAAGAAGAATGACTTTCATACCACCGTACGTGGTCTAAAAATCCGCGGGGTGTATGGAAGCGCAGAGGAAGCAGAAATGCGCTCAAAGAAACTACGTAAGCAAGACCCTATTCATAATATTTACTCCGCGGAGGTCGGAAAGTGGCTCCCATGGGACCCTGAGCCTTCCCAGATTAAGGAGCAAGATTATGCCGAAGAGGAACTGAATGTCATGATGAAGAAGTATAAAGAGAATGAGGAGTCTCGTGAAGAGTTCTACCGTGAAAAGAAGGCCAGCCGCAAAGTCAATCCTAACAACCTAGAAAATACTGTTGATTCTAGCTCTATGTTTGATAGTCCTGACCTTGCAATTCAACGCAAGCTTGAAAAGAAGGATTAGATATTTTAGTTTTTCATTAAATTAATAAAACGTAAAATATTTATAGTTTGTTTGTAGGAGGAGGATAAATTGGATGGCACTTATTGGACTGGCAGAATTCACCTTCATTACAGTTTATACCAGCACAATCGACATCACGAAAACCGTCATACATCATGTAGCCTAGAACAGCTGAAACTATTAATAATACAATTACTAAAAGGAAAGGTGATTTAGTTAAGCGGGCCATCTATATTAAATTAAGGAAAAACCGGAAGGGTTGTTGGACCTAGAACTGGAGGATTATCAGATTTACAATATCCATTTATACATCTTGTGCCGTTACTACATGATGGCATTCCAACTCCACATTGATTAGGATTGGCGAATCCTTCTATACGTAAATATCTATCAACAAGTAGTAATACAAATCCAACAAATATTAAAGTCAAAAAATCACCAATTGATGGTTTCATCTAGTGTTGATTTATATTTTTCTAACACTAATCTGAGGGCCTTTCAGCTTCTTAGCAGCATTCGCATCATAAGTATCATCACCATCTTTTTTATAGTAATTAGCGGAATGTTGCCAGAATTCTGGGGCTCCAATACGAAAATCACCGTGCATAGCTGCTTTGTACCAATAAATAGAATCCTCTATTTTATTACTTTGGCTTGTATTATCAATTACAAGACATTCATAATTCTGCGTACATTGGTCCATAACTTGGCAGAAAAACTCGAACGATGGGAAAGCAGAAGCATAATTGTCATAAATTCTTTTACGATTTGATATATATGACTCTTTTAATATAAATACATAATCTACGTTGGTACGTAGAGCTGGTTGAATACCAAGAGGATATTGCATCGTAATTAAAAAGAAAACTTTTAGCCAACGACCGTTCATGAAAAGATATTTGATGTTTTTGTCGTGTGTCCATGAATCATCGTACATACAATCATCAAGAATCATAAAAGAACGAGGGTCAATACGGCTTTGTACGCCTTTATCCTTATCATCTTGAATTTTCATCATCATAAGTTTTTGTCTTTTACAGAAATTTGCTAAAATTACAGGATTGAATTCGCCATGAATAAAAATGGGAGGAATCATTTTACCAAAAAAACCGTTCGATTCTTCTGTGCCGGAAATAACAGTTCCTAATGGCATATCTTGATGATGAAATAATAAATCTTTTACGAGAGTCGATTTACCAGTTCTTCGGCGGCCAATGAAAACACATACTGCATCTTGTTGAATTTTTCTCATATCAAACTTTTTTAATGATACATTCATAGCACTACCAGACATTTTATATATGATAATTATAAAAATAAAACTCTAATAATGCGGATATGAAGATTTGAATGAATCTATATCTCAAAAAAGATGGATAAAGGTACAATACTCCGGGGGATAAAGATACCAGAGCCTAAGTGTATGAAATATGTTGTTAGTGATGCTCTCCAAAATTTAAAACACTATTCAAAACTGGAATCTTATATACCTCCCATGAAAATTTTGTTTGATATAAAAGATTCTGATAAAAATTATGCTTTTGAGAATAATTTTATAATTACAGGACTAAATATTTCGAATGATGATAGTATCAAGGGTAATTGTAATTTAGATGTAGTAATTGATAATGAGCCTAGTAAAATTGATGCTTATTTAAAAGTAACACATTTAATTGACCCAGTTCGTTATTTACAAAAAGATGAAACTCTTGACATTAATGCTAAAATAAATAACTCATGGAACCAAGCCTATGTAGAAACTGTCGCAAGTTATGCATTAGGAAAACTTCGTAAAGAAAATATTAGTCCCCATTTTAATTATTATTATGGCGCTTTTACTTCTATTGCGAAAACATACAATTTCAATATTTCTGATGAAGTTGAAAGTTATAAAATGTATAGATGGTTTTGGGATAATATTGAAAGTGAAAAAATGAATATTGTTGTTGAATCTGATGACGTGGAAGCTTCAAAAGAGATTTATGATGAAATTATGATAAAGCCAGATTATTGCTTAGATAAAAAAGAATCTCCTGATGTGGAAGAGTTAGAAGATATTGTTACAAATGAATGTTATGAAATTGAAAGTTTAGATAGCGCTAGTATTAAAACACAATCTACTATTTCAACAAAGTCTAGTAGTAGTTCAGAAGAATATAGTGAAGAAGATGAAAATGAATATAATGTATTCATTAAACTGAAAGAGTTTCCAACAATGATGATATTTACTGAGAAAAATGAATCAACGATGGATGATTTATTAGAAGATTTTGAATCTGTTGATGCAAAGCCAGGGACAAAATTATGGGAAGAAAAATGGTCTGCTTGGTTATTTCAGGTAATTGCTGGACTATGTGTAGCACAAACACTTTTTGGATTTACTCACAATGATTTACATACAAATAATATTGTATATAGCGACACTGAAGAAAAGTATTTTTATTACAAAACAAATGATAACAAAATATTTAGAGTTCCAACATATGGAAAAGTCTTTAAAATTATTGATTTCGGTCGCTCTATATTTTCAATAAACCAACATCTTTTTGTAAGTGATGACTTTTGTGAAGGCAATGATGCAGCAACACAGTATAATTTTCCAGAGCTGACAAATGGATTTAGAGAAGAAGAGCCAATAGTATATCCGAGCGCATCATTTGATTTAGCTAGGCTATCAATTAGTCTGTTAGAAGGTTTATTTCCAGAAGTTCCAGATGATAAAAA